TCTGCCCGATCCACTGGATCACCGGCCTATGACACTACGGATCCACGGTCTATCAAGACCATGACCGATTCGCAGTGGATTGAAGCTGATAGGGCACGACAACGTAAGAAGTGGGAAGCGCAGGCTAACCGCTAATTTTTTTTAAGGACATTTTTCATGGCTAATAGCATCCTAACAATTGACATGATTACTCGGAAGGCGCTCGAAATCCTCGAGAACAACCTAGTACTCACCCGTAATGTGAACCGTCAGTACGACGACAGCTTTGCTGTTGAAGGTGCGAAGATCGGTTCCACTCTGCGTATTCGTCTGCCTGACCGCGCCTTGGTCACCGATGGCGCTGCTTTGACAGTGCAGGACGATAACGAGCAGTTTACAACCCTGACCGTTTCTACCCAAAAGCACATCGGCGTGAACTTTACGAGTGCTGAATTGACCATGCAATTGGACGATTTCGCAGAGCGCGTTCTCAAACCGCGTATCTCTCAGTTGGCCTCCAGCATTGATGCTGACGTTGCCAATGCTTACAAGACCATCGGCCAATCGGTTGGCACTCCTGGCACTACCCCGTCCACTTCTTTGGTGCTGTTGCAAGCCCAGCAGAAGCTGAACGAGTCTGCTGCTGTGATGTCGCCTCGCTACGCAACGGTTAACCCCGCTGCGAACGCTGGTCTGGTTGAAGGCATGAAAGGTCTGTTTAACCCCACCGACACTATCAGCAAGCAGTTCAAGAACGGCATGATGGGTACTGGCGTGTTGGGGTATGACGAGATCAATATGTCTCAGTCCATCAAGCAACACACCACCGGCACTCGCGCTGCTACCGGCAACACTACCGGCGCTGCTGTGACTTCGGAAGGTTCGTCTACCCTGACCCTGACCGTTGGTTCTGGTGAACTGATTGCTGTTGGTGATGTGTTTACGATTGCTGATTGCTACGCTGTGAACCCACAAACCCGTGAATCCACCGGTTCGTTGTTCCAGTTTGTGGCTTTGGCATCTTCGACCACCACCACTACCGCAACTGTGACCGTGGCTCCTATGTACTCCGCTGCTAGCGCACTGGCGACCATGCTGACTTTGCCTGCCACCAGCAAAGCCGTCGTGTTCATCGGCACTGCAAGCACTCAGTACCCACAGAACTTGATCTACCACAAGGACGCAATCACTTTTGCGACTGCTGACCTGTTGCTGCCCCAAGGCGTTGACATGGCTGCACGTTCCGTCCATAACGGGATCAGCTTGCGCGTTGTTCGTCAGTACGACATCAACAATGACCGCCTGCCTTGCCGTATTGACGTTTTGTATGGCTTCAGCACCATTCGTCCTCAGATGGCTTGCCGTCTGTGGGGCTAATCAACTCTTTCTAAAGGAAAATTATCATGGCTATTCCTAATTCTGGTGGTGGGTATCAATTCACCGACGGCAACACCAATGAAATTATCATGGGCGTTCAAGCAGCGCCTAACACGGCGACTGCTACGGCCACTTTGACCGTTGCACAAACCACTGGCGGTATTTTGGTTGGCAACCCGTCAACTACTGCGGCTACTTACACGCTCCCAACTGCTACGGCAATTGACGCGGTGTTTACCAACGCAAAAGTTAACAGCACGTTTGAACTGACCGTCATTAACTTGGGCACTTCAACTGGCCTAATTACGATGGCTGTTGGAACTGGCATCACTGCTGTTGGTAACTTGGTTGTTGCAATTACCGGCAGTGCGGCAGGTGTTGGCGGTGCAGGACAATTCTTGTTCCGCAAGACCGGCGATGCTGCGTACACTGTGTACCGTATTGCCTAAACCTAACGGGGGCTTCGGCCCCTGTTTTTAAGGAAACATCATGCCAAATACCCAAGCAGTAGGCGTTGCGTATAGCGACCCCGAATTTACTACCTGCTATGCAAGCCAAGAAATTGGCTACAGCGCAGCAGCACAAGGTGCGGTGACGCAAGCCACAAGCAAGTCCACGGGCGTGACGCTGAATAATAGTGCTGGCCGTATTACTATGAACAACGCAGCATTGGCTGGCAGCACCGCCGTTTCTTTCATTCTGACCAACAGCTCAATATCCATCAATGACACAATCATTGTGTGCGTCTCTAGTAACACTACTGGTAGCGCCGCTGGGGCTTACACCACTTACGTTTCGTATTTGGCTGCTGGTTCTGCGTTGATCACGTTGCGGAATTTGACTACGGCAACTTCGTACTCCGAAGCTGTCATTATCAATTTCTCCATCATCCACGGCGCAAGCTAAAAAGGAGGGGGCCACAAGCCCCCTTTCTCACCTATGGTCATATACCTAAAGCATCCCATCCACGGAGCCAAAGTGGCGACTATGGAACTTGAAGCAGTTGCCGATGAGAAAAACGGCTGGGTGAGATATACTTTGGACACGCCCGATTTTGAGTTGGCGGCTCCCGTAAACGTCCTGGAAGTAAAGCGGCGTAGAAAAGTTGAACTAGAAGGAGTCTAGCTATGGCGACCTATACAGCGGGTGACCAGATCAATAGGGCACTGCGGTTGCTTGGCGTCCTTGCTGAAGGCGAGACTCCTGCCGCGTCAGTATCGCAAGATTCACTGATGGCGCTCAATCAGATGATTGATTCATGGAACACCGAGCGTTTGGCGGTGTTCAGCACCCAAGATCAAATTTTCACTTGGCCCGCCGGTTTTATCAACCGCACACTTGGCCCAACAGGTGATTTTTCTGGCAATCGTCCCATTTTGTTGGATGACGCGACCTATTACCGCGACCCAGGCACTAATGTCAGCTTTGGCATAAAAATGATTAACCAACAGCAATACGACGGGATTGCTGTTAAGACGGTGACATCCACCTATCCGCAAGTGCTTTTTATCAACATGACGTATCCAAATGTTGATATGTACATCTACCCCAAGCCCACACGGGATTTGGAATGGCACTTTATTAGCGTTGAAGAACTTGACCGGCCAGCTACGCTCACAACTGACATCTTGTTCCCGCCAGGCTATCTGCGGGCGTTCACTTACAACTTGGCAATGGAGATTGCGCCAGAGTTTGGCGTTGAACCCAGCCCACAAGTGACACGCATTGCCATGACTAGCAAACGCAATCTGAAGCGCATCAACAACCCTGATGATGTGATGTCGATGCCATATGCTATTGTGGCAAGTCGCCAGCGGTTCAACATCTACGCAGGAAACTACTGATGCAGACCCCGATACTCGGCGCGTCCTATGTCGCCCGCAGTATCAATGCTGCGGACAACAGAATGGTGAATTTGTTTCCGGAAATGACACCGGACAACGGACAGACTGCCGCCTACCTTAACCGAGCGCCTGGGCTGCAATTTTTGCAGTCTGTAGGCACAGGCCCAATCCGCGCTTTGTGGGCGCACCAAACCAACGGCAGCGACTTCTATGTGGTGTCTGGAGGTGAGGTCTACAAGCTGAACAGCATGACCGGAGCGCCTACTTTAATTGGCACGGTGTCAGGCACAGGGCCGGTATCCATTGCTGACAATGGCACGCAAATATTTTTTGCTTGCAACCCTGACGGATTTATCTACAACGAAGTTACCAACGTCTTCGCCCAGATCACCGATCCTGACTTTCCAGGTGCTGTGACGGTTGGCTACTTGGATGGGTACTTTGTTTTTAATGAGCCAAACAGTCAGCGCGTATGGGTTACAGCTTTGCTAGATGGTCTGTCGGTTGACCCGTTAGATTTTGCCAGCGCAGAAGGTTCGCCCGACGGGTTGGTGGGCCTGATTGTTGATCACCGCGAAGCCTGGTTGTTTGGCACTGACTCGGTAGAAGTTTGGTACGACGCTGGCTTGCCTGATTTTCCGCTGACCCGCATCCAAGGCGCGTTTAATGAAATTGGTTGTGTTGCAGCATTCTCTATTGCCAAGCTAGACAATGGATTGTTTTGGTTGGGAACCGACGCACGCGGGCAGGGCATTGTCTACCGAGCCAACGGCTACACCGGCACGCGCATCTCTACGCACGCCATTGAATACGCAATAGCCCAATACGGCAACATCTCCGACGCTATTGCTTACACATACCAGCAAGAAGGCCACGCCTTTTATGTGCTGACATTCCCTAGCGGCGACGCAACCTGGGTTTATGACGTATCTACCCAAGCATGGCATGAGCGTGCTGGATGGGTTAACGGCGTATTTACGCGCCACCGCAGCAACTGCCAATGCAATTTTGTTGGCAATACGATTGTGGGCGACTTTGAAAATGGCAACATTTACAAATTAAGCCTTGATGTTTATGCGGACAACGGCGACATCCAAAAGTGGTTGCGCTCATGGCGGGCGCTGCCCACAGGGCAAAACAATCTTAAACGCACCGCGCACCACAGCTTGCAATTGAATTGCGAATCTGGCGTTGGTTTGAATGACGGTCAAGGCTCAGATCCGCAAGCTATGCTGCGTTGGTCGGATGATGGCGGCCACACTTGGAGCAGTGAGCATTGGGCGACAATGGGTAAGATTGGTGCGTATTACCAGCGCGTCTTTTGGCGGCGGTTGGGCATGACGCTAAAGCTACGAGATAGGGTTTACGAGGTGTCTGGCACTGACCCCGTAAAGATTGCCGTTATGGGCGCTGAACTTATATTGAGTCCGACAAATGCCTAGTCCAATGAACGTCACCAATATCCCATCTTCACGGGTGGATTTTATTGACCCTCGCACGGGTTTAATGTCGCGTGAGTGGTATCGGTTTTTTCTAAACTTGTTTACCTTGACGGGTGGCGGCAACAATCAGACTTCATTGGATGACTTGCAACTTTCACCCCCTGCGGTTCCAAGTATTACTACAACTTCCACAAGTTCTAGTGGGCCTGCCATTTATGCTTTTGCTGCGGCGCATGGGTAAATTATGATAAGACTAGACACGGTAAACAGGTCATTAACCCTTGTTCTTGGTGGGGCGCAAGCTACTGCGCCTTTGCAAATCGTTGTCTCTTATTCGGATCAAACTTCATCCACCTATCTGGGTTCCACCCAGCTTGCAAATTCCAACGGCACAACCGCCGTAACCATTTGTTCTGCGCCAATTGCATCTGTTATTCGTGACATAGACATGGTAACCGTGTTAAACACGGATTCAGCATCTCAAACCGTTACGATTCAGTTGCTGGACACGGCGACCACTTATAAGATCATCACGGTCACCTTGCTAATTGGCGACAAGCTGACCTATACGCATGGCAGCGCATGGCAAGTTCTTGATAACTCAGGAAACGTCAAATACACAGTTGTATCTTCATCTGGTGTTAATTCTTTTAGTGCGGGAACTACTGGCCTTACGCCTGCGACAGCCACAACAGGCGCAATTACCTTGGCAGGCACTTTGGCCGTAGCTAATGGTGGAACTGGTACAACAACGCCTAGTTTGGTGGCTGGTTCTGGTGTTGCCGTTACGGGCACTTGGCCCAATCAGACAATCAGTGCAACTTCTAGCGGAACCGTTACTTCTGTTTCAGGCACTACAGGCCGCATTACAAGCACCGGCGGCACTACACCTATTATTGATTTAGCAAGTGGCGTTGCAACGCCTGGGACTACCGGATCAACATCTTTGATCCCCGTAATAACAATTGACACTTATGGGCGTGTTACCGGCATCAGCACAGCGGCTAATCCGCAAGGCACGGTCACTAGCGTTACGGGAACTTCTCCAGTTGTTTCTAGCGGAGGCGCAACGCCAGCGATAAGTCTTGCCGCAAGCTATGGCGACACGCAAAACCCTTACGCTTCCAAGACTGCAAATTATGTCTTGGCTTCACCTAATGGCACAGCAGGCGTACCCACATTTCGCGCAATCGTTGCGGCTGATGTCCCTACGTTGAATCAAAACACGACTGGCACAGCATCTAACGTAACCGGCACGGTTGCAGTGGTTAACGGTGGCACTGGAGCCACCACGGCAAGCGGCGCTAGGACAAACTTAAGTGCAGCCGCAAGCGGAGCAAACACCGACATTACATCTATTGCGTTGACCACCGGCACAATTTCAACTGCGCCTAGCGCCAGCACGGACATTGTCAACAAGTCTTACGCTGACAGCATTGCAACTGGCATCAACTTTCACGCGGCCTGTAACCTTGCCACTACAGCGGCTTTGCCTGCCAACACTTACAACAACGGAACTAGCGGTGTTGGCGCTACGCTTACGGCTACGGCCAACGCCGCTTTAGTGGTTGATTCGGTAACCGTCACTAGCGGCCAACGCATTCTTGTTAAGAACGAGGCTACAGGCGCAAACAATGGTGTCTATACGGTTACGCAAGTCGGAAGCGGAGCGTTGCCCTACATCCTAACCCGCGCCACAGACTACGATACCAGCGGGACAGGAACCGATGAGATTGACATTGGCGACTTGCTGCTAGTTATTTCCGGCACGACTAACGCAAATACATCTTGGGTTCAACAGACACCGTTGCCTATCACGGTGGGCACTACGTCAATTGTCTTTATCCAGTTTGCGGCGGTTCAAACTTACACCGCTGGCACAGGATTAACCCTAGCCACTAACCAGTTTTCTATTGCCAACACCGGTACGGCAGGCACTTATGGATCGGCTAGTCAGGTTCCAGTGTTTGTAACCAACGCACAAGGCCAAGTCACTAGCGTAACCAATACAGCAATTGCAATTGCTGGCAGCGCGGTGACCGGCAACATCTCAGGCAACGCGGCCAATGTGACCGGCACTGTGGCGATTGCCAATGGTGGATCGGGCCAAATTACCGCGCAGCTTGCAATGAATGCTTTTGCCGGTGCAGTGACTAGCGGATCGTATTTGCGAGGCAATGGCACAAATGTTGTGATGAATACGATTCAAGTGGCTGATGTGCCGACTTTGAATCAGAACACTACAGGATCGGCTGGTTCTGTCACCAATTCGCTGACATCGGGCACTGGCATATCGTTTAGTTCTGGCACTACTTACAACGGATCTGCGGCAATAACCGTCAACAATTCGTTGCCAATGGTGTACCCAGGCGCTGGCATTCCCAATTCAACTGGAACCGCTTGGGGCACTTCGTACACCACCACCGGTAGCGGAACTGTTGTGGCTTTGGCAACTTCGCCTAGTTTCACTACGCCAATTTTGGGAACGCCAACTAGCGGAAATTTCAGCACAGGCACTTTTACTTGGCCTACGTTTAATCAAAACACTACCGGCAACGCGGCTACAGCTACATCAGCAACAACTGCCACCAACATTGCGGGCGGCGCAAATCTTCAGATTCCGTACAACACGGGCGCTGGGGCTACTTCGTTTATTGCTGCGCCAACTCTTTCAAGCACCTATTTGCAATACAACGGGACAGGATTTGCTTGGGCTACTGCTGCTGGACTTGGAACCGTCACTAGCGTAGGCCAGACTTTTACGGGCGGCTTAATTTCTGTTACTGGCTCGCCTATTACTACTGCGGGAACATTGGCCCTCACCGTAGCCGGAACCAGCGGCGGCATTCCATATTTTTCAAGCGGAACAACTTGGGCCACCAGTGCGGCTTTGACCGCAAACGCTTTAATGATTGGGGGAGGCGCTGGAGTAGCACCAAGCACCACCACTACTGGCACAGGCGTTTTGACCGCCTTGGGAGTGAATACAGGCTCTGCGGGTGCTGTTGTTCTTTATAACGGAGCGTTAGGCACGCCAAGTAGCGGAACTTTGACCAACGCAACGGGATTGCCGTTAACCACAGGCGTCACCGGCATACTGCCGCCAGCCAATGGCGGCACTGGCATAGCCAATAACGCTGCAAGCACTATAACCATTTCGGGTAATTTTGCTTCCACGTTTGTAGTTGGAGGCGCTTATTCTTACACATTGCCTAGTGCAACAGATACCTTAGTCAATCTTGGGTCAACTCAAACATTGACCAGCAAAACGCTGACTAACCCTACAGTCACCAATTACGTTGAAACGCTGTACGCCATTGGAAACAGCAGCACAGCAAAAACCATTGACCTAGCCAATGGCACGGTGCAAACAGTTACCCTTACCGGAAACTGCACATTCACCATGCCTACGGCAGTGGCAAGCAAATCATTTATTTTGATTGTAAACACTGGTTCTGGTTCCTTTACAGGAACATTTACAAGCGTGAAATGGCCTAGCAATACAGCACCTACTATCACCACTACAGCCAGCCGTTGGGATATTTTGACCTTTGTCAGCGACGGCACTAACTGGTATGGCAATTCTGCACAAGCATACGCATAATGTTTGCATCTAAAGACGTATTCTTAAAATCTAGTGCCACTACAGGGCCGTATACCATTTCGAATTCTGTTCGGTTGCGTAGTAGTGCTAGTGCGTACTTGAATCGCACCCCTGCTGTTGCATCTAGCCGCACCACTTGGACTTGGAGTGGCTGGGTTAAGCGTGGAACATTTGGCTCCGTCCAAGAATTATTTATGGCTGGGGCAGCAGGGGCCGATTACACGGCTTTGTTTTTTAATTCTACGGACACGCTTTCTTTGCACAACGTAGTTTCTAGTGCAAATGCTGGAAGAAAGTTTACTTCTGCTTTATACCGAGACCCTTCGGCTTGGTATCACATGGTTGCTGTTTTTGACACAACAAATGCAACAGCTAATGACAGAATGATTTTGTATGTGAATGGCGTGAGAATAACTTCGTACTCGGTAGATGAAAATCCATCAGCAAGCCAAGTAGGTCAAATTAACAACAACGTCATTCATACTATAAGCAAAAACAGCACTGCGGCAGTTCAGTATATTGACGGCTACCTTACCGAAATCAACTTCATTGACGGGCAAGCCCTGACCCCATCCAGCTTTGGGGCAACTGACGCAACAACAGGCGTATGGCAGCCCAAGCAATACACGGGCACATACGGCACAAACGGGTTCTACCTTAAGTTCAACAGCTTTGCTACCGCTGCTGCACTTGGCACAGACTCTAGTGGCAACAGTAACACCTGGACGGTGAACAACATCAGCGTGACCGCTGGTACAACCTACGACTCCATGACGGATGTGCCAACGCTGACAAGCGCGACAGTGGCGAACTACCCAACATGGAATCCGCTTACCGCTGGTGGGCTGGTTACGTTTTCAGAGGCAAATTTGAAGGCGCTTTCCACAAGTGCTTCTGCTCCGTCAAACATTGAATCCACCATGAAAACGTCCACCACTGGAAAGTGGTATGCGGAGGTGACGGTTGCGGTTGGGGCAAACAACCCAGCCGTAGGCATTGGGAATAACCCGTCCACATCAAATTCAAACACAGACCAATATGCGGCGTATCGAGCGGGTGGTACATACATCACAAGTGGTATGGGGGCATCCTCATCAGGTACTCCTGCCACATATACTACCAATGATGTGATTGGTATTGCATACGATGTTGCCGCAGGAACATTGGTGTTTTACAAAAATGGCACATTGCAGACGGGTGGCTTTACTGGAATAACTGCTGGTAGCTATTCATTCATTGTTCGCAAAGATTCTGCAAGTGGCGATGGCGGCTTTCTTAACTGTGGTCAACGCCCATTCAGCTACACCCCACCAAGCGGTTTTGTTGCGCTGAACACCTACAACTTGTCCACGCCTACTATTGCCAATGGTGCGGCGTACATGGCGGCTACAACCTACACAGGTAATGGTTCTACTCAAACTATTGCTAACACGGTCAATGGGGTTTCATTTCAACCTGATTTTGTGTGGCTAAAAGGCAGAAGTTCTGCACTTGCAAATAGTCTGTATGATTCTGTGCGTGGAGTTACTTTAGACCTAGTTTCTAATACAGCTGCGGCAGAAACTACCCAAGCTACTGGTTTAACTGCATTTGGAAGTACCGGTTTTACGCTTGGCGCTTTGTCTAAATTAAATTTTAACGGCACTACTTTTGTTGGATGGCAATGGTATACCAATGGTGGCTCATCTTCTTCCAATACAAGCGGAACTATTACCAGTACAGTAAGCGCAGGTGCTACTCAAGGTTTTAGCATAGTCACTTATACAGGCACGGGAACGGCAGGAACTGTTGGTCATGGATTAGGCGCTGCACCTAGCGCAGTACTTGTAAAATCTCGCAGTGGTGCTACAGGATGGTTTATGTATGACAGTACATCAGCTACGCCAATAACAACTGTTTTTCGGTTAGATAGCACTGCTGCACAATCAGTAAGTGCAGGGTTTTGGAGTAGTCTTGCAACTTCATCAGTTTTTGGTGTCGGCACTTCTGCTAATTTTAATACTAATGGCGCTATATATATTGCGTATTGTTTTTCTTCTGTAGCTGGATTTAGTGCTGTAGGACGTTATACCGGAAATGGTTCCACTGATGGGCCATTTGTCTATCTTGGATTTAGGCCAAAATTTACTCTTATTAGGCGCACAGATGCTACAGCCAATTGGAAAATTCACGATACTTCTCGGGATTTGTACAATGTTACTTCAGCAACTTTATACCCCAATGCAACCACTGCGGAAACATCGGCTGCTACTGAATATTGGGACATTTTAAGTAACGGGTTTAAATTACGCACTACAGACGCAGAATCAAATGCCAGCGGCGGCACGTATTTTTATATGGCTTTTGCTGAAAATCCATTTAAGTATTCTTTAGCAAGGTAACTTATGTTTTTACTTAACGGACAACCTCTACAGCTAGACATACCTTTTGAAATAGATGGCACTAGCTATCCTGCCAATTGGCTACGTCTAACCAGCATTCAAGAAAAGAATGCTGTTGGCATTACAGAAGTAGCTGATCCACAAGTCGCTTACGATGACCGTTTCTATTGGGGTGTTGACATTCCTATGGACTTGGATGTACTGAAAACACGCTGGAAAGCACAAGTCAAGGACACCGCCAACAAGTTGCTGGCTCAAACCGATTGGATGGTCATTCGCAAGGTAGAGCGCAGCGTGGACATTCCTGTTGACACGGTTACCTACCGCGCCGCTGTGATTGCTGAATGCACTAGATTGGTGGCTGCTATCATTGCCTGCACAGATGTGTCTAACCTGGCTACGGTTGTGTCTACGCAAAATTGGCCGTTAGTAGCATAATGGTGAAAAGGAACGCTTTATGACCGTAACCGCCAAAACTCTAGTGCCAGCGAAGTTTGTTGAAACGGCGCAGACTACGCAATACACGGCGGCCAATGTTACGGCTATCATTGACAAATTCACGGCCACTAACATCAGCGGATCGTCGGCAACCATCAGCGTCAACCTAGTGACTCAGACCTACTCGCCGGACAGCAGCAACTTGATTGTCAAGGACAAGCTACTTGCGGCCAGCGAAACCTACATCTTTCCCGAGTTGGTAGGCCAAATCTTAGGTTCCGGCGCGTTCATCTCAACCACGGCCAGCACGGCAAGCGCCATCAATATGCGCGTCAGCGGAAGGGAAGTGACATGAGCGATTTGGCAATACAGGAAAACTTTGGCAAATTGGCATTGCGTGAATTGCTTGCGCTAGAGCAACCTGAGAAAACGCTGTTGCAATTGCCGCAAGTGGAATGCTCTGTGGTGCATCACTTTGGGCCTGGTGTCTGCATCCGCGAAGTGTTTATGCCTGCCGGTACGTTGGCAATAGGCCACAAGCAACGATTTGAGCATCTCAATGTAATGCTGCGCGGCAAGGTGATGATTGCGAATGATGATGGAACCACGCAGATACTGTCCGCACCCGTTATTTTTACGGGCAAAGCGGGCAGGAAGATTGGCTACGTCATGGAAGACATGGTTTGGCAAAACATCTACCCGACAGACCTCAAAGATGCCGATGCTGTAGAGGCGCTATTTGTTGAAAAGACAGATGATTGGCACGACGACCAAGCAAGCAAGTTTGCGGTAGAAAGCGTTTCTCGGTTGTTTGACCGTGAAGACTATCTGAAACTGCTTGCTGATTGCGGCATCCCGCATGAAGTCGCCCGCCAGCAGTCTGAGAACGAAGCAGATTTTGCTTGGGTTGACAGCCCCCTTACAAGAATTGCCATTTCACCTATTGAGGGTAAAGGGTTATTTGTGACCGCGCCTGTTAAGGCCGGTCAAATAGTGTGCCCTGCTAGAATAAATGGCAAGCGTTCTCAGGCAGGGCGTTACACAAATCACTCAGCGCACCCGAATGCCAAAATGGTTTTGCTGGCAAACGGTGACATTGATCTGGTCGCATTGGTTGACATAGAGGGTTGCAAAGGTGGCAGCATGGGAACCGAAGTCACAATTGATTACCGTCAGGCACTTGCATTGTCTGGCGTTGAATTTAAGGAATCATTATGTCAGCAGTAGCAACAGCCGTTGTAGGAAGCGCTTTAGTCGGCGCGTATGCTTCCGATAAAGCATCAAAAACGCAGTCAGAAGCCGCCGAACGCTCTGCGAACACGGTATCTGCTGCATCCCGTTACGCGGCGGACTTGCAGCAAAAGCAGTACGAAGAAAACGTCCAACGGCAACAACCGTTCTATCAGGCTGGTGTCAATGCTTTGCCGGAGTTGGTGCAAGCCTCGCGTTACACGCCGTTTAGTCAAGAGCAATTTAACGCTGATCCAGGCTATGCGTTTCGGCTGTCGGAAGGCACTAAAGCATTAGAGCGTTCTGCTGCGGCGCGTGGCGGATTGATCTCTGGTGGCGCGTTAAAGGCCGCTACACGCTTTGGCCAAGAAATGGGGTCGCAAGAGTACACCAACGCATTCAACCGCTACCAAGCTGAACGCCAAGCGCGTCTTGGCCCGTTGCAATCGTTGACCGGCATGGGTCAGACAACCGCCCAACAACTTGGGGCTGCTGGCGCTCAGAATGCCAGCGCGATAGGCAACTACGGAATGCAAGGCGCAAACGCTACTGCTGAGGGCTACATGGGCGCGGCCAACGCCCGCGCGTCTGGTTACATAGGTACAGCTAACGCGCTCACCAGTGGTTTGGGCACGTATCTTAGCTACCAACAAAATCAGCAACAGCAGAATACGCTGAATGATTACTTGAAAGCACAAAATTTTAATAGAGTTGGTTTGCAAGTTCCACCTACTTACACTAACCAAACTTATTCGTAGCAGGAACAATCATGCCACTTGATACACGCATAGCATTGGGCGTTCAACCCCTACAGGTTCAGTTTCGCGACCCTATAGCGAGCTACAACCAGTTGGCGCAGCTACAGTCTGCGGACACGCAAAACCAGCTTGCACAGATGCAGATGCAAGAGGCTCGGCAGTTAGCACCGTTGCGGTTGCAGCAAGCGCAGACGCAAGCGGCATCAGCACAGTTAACATACGACCAGGCGAAGCAAGCGCAGGATTTTGTTACTGGCGTTATGTCTAAAGCGGCAGAGAATTCAGATGGAAAAGCGCCAACAGATCCATCAGAAGCTGCAATGCAAATGTTGCAGCATCCTAATCCGCAAGTGCAAGCTATTGGCGGGCATTTGTTAGATGCAACTCAGAAGCTGATGGCGTTTAGGCAACAAGCGCAATTCTTGAAAGACGAAAGTGGTGCGCCTGCGCCTATGCCTGCCGGTGTTCCTGCTGTAACTGCGCCTAGCATTGGCAATGTTGTTGCGCCAATGGTTACGCCTAATACGCCTGCGCCTATCGGTTTCAACACTAGCGCTAGATTGATTCAGCCGGAAGGTAAATCATATGCGGATATGAATAATACGGAACGAATTCAATTTGATGTTGCACGAATTCAAAATCCGCAATTGGGTCAACCGCAAGCCGTTTACACACTTGACGGAAAAGAAGTACCTTTTAGGGAGTATGTCAACGCCAACATAGCCAACAGCACATTCAAGCCTGACAATGCATTGGCTGCTGCGGTGGCTCCGGATGTTGCCTCTGCGCCTGCTGTCAATGCAATGATTCCAGCAGTAGCTAGTGCTTTGCAAAATGCTGATGCGCTGAAGAAGGAAATTGAAAAAGGTGATCGCACTTACGGATCAGCACCTGGATGGAAATTAAAACGTGAATTGCTAGTTGAGGCTTACAAGCAAGCGTTGAAGCCTGGAAAAGCTGATTCAACTTTTGCTGCTATTAACCCATCTGACTACACTCCAGATTCTGTAAAAGCATTTTTGGTGTCTAGGAACTATGGCGATTTGGTTGCCAAGGCTGGTAAAGCTGACAAACTGATTGGCAATGTCAACCCATCTGACTACACACCGGAATCCGTAAAAGCGTTTTCGCTTAGTAGCGACTATGGCGATTTAGTGCTGAAGCCAGCTAAGGCCGATAAGGTAGACAAGCTGATTGGCAATGTCAATCCAAGTGACTACACGCCCGAGTCTGTAGCAGCATTTTCGTTAAGTAATAACTACAGTGACTTGGTATTGAAACCATCCAAAGCAGACAAAGTAGACAGAACAATTGCCAATGTCAACCCTGACAGCTATACACCGGCGTCTGTAGCAGCATTTGCGCTAAGTGGCAATTATGCTGATTTAGTGTTGAGGCCAGAAAAAGCTAAAGACAGCAAAAATATCGCCAATGTCAACCCAAATGACTTTACGCCAGCTTCCATAGAGAAGTTTGTTGCAAGCGGCAAATATTCAGATTTGGTTCCGGTCAAAAAAGCTGGTGAGGGCGGTGCTTCTGGAAAAGCCAAAGCGCCTCTTGGATACCGTTGGGATGCTAGTGGAGAAAACCTAGAAATCATCCCAGGTGGACCGGCTGATAAACAGGAAAAGCTAAAACCTATTCCTGCCCATATCAATACGGCTATTAGCACAAACGATATGTCAATTCAACGAATTCAAGAAGCGTTGGATTTGATTAAAAAGAATCCTGATGCAATTGGATTAAAAAATCTTTTGCCAGGTCAAGCGTTAGATCGAATGGATCCTAAAGGTGTAGCGGCAAGGTCAGCGATTAGCGACATTGGTTCTTTGGTGATACATGATCGCAGCGGGTCTGCTGTGTCTGTAGGCGAAATGCAGCGTTTGGGATTTATTCCTACCCCAACCGATAGGGCAGACAATGCTAAGACCAAACTTGAGTCAATGCTGAAATGGGCGAAATTAAATCAACAAGGGTTATCCGAAACTTATGGGGAAGATCAAGGATACAAATCTAACCCTACAATTTCCGGTAAAAGTAAAGTTGATGCTGGTGAATGGAAGGTGGTCAAATAATGGCAACTCAAATTTACAAGGTGCGCGACCCTAGCGGCGCTATGCGTGAAATTGAAGGGCCAGTAGGCGCAACCGATGAGCAAGTAATTGCAAAAGCCAAAGAACTATTCCCAGCATCAGCGCCAGCCGGTGAAGGTATGCCTGCCGCCCGTGCAGCCGCAGCACCAGCGGTAGAAGCAGAGCAACCCGCAGGCTACAACCCGTTTGCGACTGCTGGTAGTTTCTTCCCTAGCTTGTACAAAAACACGGTTGGCAATTTGGTGGATGTCGTATCAAGTCCAGTGCAGTCCGCGCAAGGCATTGGTGACATTGTGGCGGGCGGTGTGTACAAGGCGCTACCAGGGCCGGTGCAACGCGGTCTAACGGCTATTGAGACATCACCTTACAACCCGTTAGGTAACCCTGCAGCATTGCAGCGGGCGCAAGCAATGGCAAGCGCTGCGGGCCAAGAATTTGTCAGACCTTACAGTTCTGGCGCAGAGTTCCAAAAGACTATGGAGCAGGATCCATTTCGTCCTATCAGTGACGTATCTGCGCTGCTAGGCGGTGGTGGTGCTGTGCTTAGAGCCACCAACATGGGAAGCACATCAAATGCCATTGCTAATGCAATGGTGCGTGGCGGTGAGCGAACCAACCCAATCAATATGCTTACCCGTCCTGTTGCGGCAATGGTTAGCCCAACGGTTGACCCTGGCGTCAGGGCTTTGATGGCTGAAGGCGTTACGCCTACTACAGGCCAAATCCTTGGCGGTGGGGCTAAACGATTTGAGGAAGGTTTAACTAGCATTCCCGTCATTGGTGATTTTATCAAGTCAGCGCAAAACAGAGCAGTTGAGCAATTAAACACTGCCGCATTTAATAGGGCACTAAGGCCAATTGGACAAACATTGCCTGCAGGCACTACTGGCCGCGAAGCAGTGCAATTTGTATCTGACAGATTGGACGATGCATATGGGAATTTGTTGCCAAGGATGACGGTGCAAGCAGATCCTGTATTTGGCGCTGAAATTGGCAATCTTCGCCAAATGGTTCAGCAAGGCGCAATTGATCCTAATGCAGTAAGAGCATTTGACCGATTCCTAGATACCAATGTGGTCAACAAATTCCAAGGCCAACAAGCGATTACCGGCCAAACATTGAAACAGATTCAGAGTGACTTGCGCGAACGCATAAATTTGCTTAGTGCGTCAACTGATGCTGATCAGCGACTAATGGGGCAGGCACTTCAAGAAGTGCAAGACCAATTCCGTCAATTGGTGATTAGGTCTAATCCGCAAAATGCTGCGGAATTAAGAGCAATTGACACAGGATATGCAAACTTCAAGCGAGTACAACGGGCGTCTGGAATCACGGGTGCAGAAGAAGGTATTTTCTCGCCGGCTCAATTGCAAAGCGCGGTGCGGGCTATGGATAAAAGCAAAGACAAGTCGAGATTTGCTACCGGCGAGGCGCTGATGCAGGATTTGTCTGAGACAGGCAAAACCGTATTGGGCAATAAGCTGCCTGACTCCGGCACACCTTATCGGTCACTGGCGGCATTGATTGCATCAGGCGGTGCAGCAGGCGCTGGATACCCCGTTATTGCTGGTGGATTGCTTGCTGGCCCTGCGCTGTACTCAGCACCAGGCCAACGCTTGGCGGCTGCCGCGCTGACCGCTAGACCAGCCGGTGCGGCTGCTGTAGCCAACCAGCTACGCGCCAACCAAGGCATTAAAACCGGCACACTTGCAGCCAACCAACTTGCCAACCAGCAGCAAAGCGCATTTGAGGAATTTCTCCGTGCTAATGCGGCAGTCAACCCACAATTCCAACAAGCGCTACAAGCAGGACGATAATGGATCAGCATCTACTCAACATCCTATTTGGCGCTGCTTTGACAGTGGCCGGATGGTTCGCCCGTGAACTGTGGTCGGCGGTGCAGGAACTGAAAACGGATCTCAGTAAGCTACCATTGGTCTACGTTGCGCGGCAGGACTACCGCGATGACATGAAAGAGATCAAAGAAATGCTGAGTAAGATTTTTGACCGTTTGGAAAACAAACAAGACAAGGACAAATGATATGGCCGGACTATCACCTACCCCCAAGCAGCAGATCTTTGGCTCAGACGGCGCTCCGCTAGTCGGAGGGAAGATCTACACCTACCTTGCGGGCACATCTACACCGGCCACCACCTACACCGACTATTCAGCGGGAACGGCCAACACCAACCCCATCATCTTGGACTCTTACGGTCAGGCTAACATCTGGTTGCTGTCCACCGTCAGTTACAAGTTTGTGGTCAAGACTTCGACTGATGTGCTGCTGTACACGGTGGACAACATTGCAACGCCGTTAGACATTAGCGCGTTGGCAGCGCCGCCGCCTATTGGCAACACCACACCTAACACTGGCGCGTTTACCACTCTAACGGCGTCTGGAGCGTTTACATTGACCGGCAACGGCGCAATGAAATTAAACGCTGGCACTACCGCAGAGCGCCCAACGCCATCCAACGGCATGATCCGTTACAACACCAGCATTCCTGCCGTTGAAGGCTACATCAATGGCGCTTGGACAAGTCTTGTATCTGGGACTGCTGTTACATCTGTTGCAACGGGAACCGGCCTAACTGGTGGCCCGATTACGTCAACCGGCACAATTGCCATTGACAGCACAGTGACAACGCTGACCGGCACACAAACGCTTACCAATAAAACAATTCAAGGAGGAACCATTTTTTCGGGCACTGCTGTTTCAAGCACTAGCGGAACAAATATTGATTTTTCCAGCATTCCTAGTTGGGTTAAACGTATTACTGTAATGTTCAAAGGTGTAAGCACAAGTGGCCAAAATCTTGTTTATGTTCAACTTGGGACAGGTGTTGGCCCTACATTTGTTACAACGGGGTATGACTCACCCAATATGACTACTGGCGCAAGCACCATGAACACGGTGTTATCTAATGTTGGGTTTGCTGTAATCAATCCAAGTTCTGCTGGAATTACTACTTCGGGAACTTTTGTGCTTACAAATCTAACTGGCAATACATGGACAGGGTTTGGTTCTTTAGGCGAAACATCTGGGACTAGAATGTTTTTAACAACTGGGGCACTTGCGTTAGGGGCAACTTTAACTGCGGTTCGCATTACCACCACTGACACCTTTGACGCTGGCTCCATCAACATCTTGTACGAATAACCCAATGTGCGTTGGCTTGTACCAATCGTCTTGCTGTCGTTTGTCTACGGCGCGACAATCAAGCGCGAGTGCAGCATCAGCGACTTTGTAAACATTGCTTACAGCACGCACGACACAAAGGAAAGACATGATCGAATTGTTGAATGGCTGGATGACTCGGGCCAAGTCTGCACTAAAGAGCAGTTGGCTACGATTTACAACAATCTGGCGCAAGCAGTAGGCACTGCCGACACTATTGCTATCAGGACAAAGATAGAGAAGCTGTACGAAAGGGCAAAGTGATGGATGCAAAAGACAGGCTGATTTACTGGGTCACAATGATGGTGACCGCCACCTTGTGTTCCGTTGTCGTTGTTCTTATCGGTGCGCTTGTCCACGGCTTGTTTGTTAAGGAAGTGGACAACACCAAGATTTTTGAAATCATTGGCCCTGCGTTTCAAACCATCGTCGGTGGACTCATTGGCTGGCTGTCTGGCCTAAAGGTCGGTAGTCACATGGACGAAATCAAAGTA